CAATCCAAAAAATCAAGAGGATAGAACAAGGTAAATTTAAACTTATTCAATAAAAAAACCCTGTCAAGGGGTTTTGTTGTATCATTGACGTATCGTTGTTGTATCATTGACGTATCATCTTTATTTTTTGGGTAAAACCCCATGATATGGTTGTGGCGGAAAATCAACCACCATATCTTGGGGTTTTTTTATGGCTTTTACGGAGACTGACCTTACCAGCGTCGAGACGGCGATCAAGGCGATCGCGGCCGGGACGCGGGTGGTCGAGGTGACGGTGGCGGCCAAGACGACGCGGTATCAGGCGCCGCAGATCGAGGCGCTTTTGAAGCTGCGCGACACGATCAAGAGCGACCTGGTGGCGTCGGGGGCCGGCGGCAGCTGGAACAAGGCCGGATTCGGGAGCGTGCTGTGACCGGGGCCCTCATCGACCGCATCATCGGCGCGATAGACCCCGTGCGCGGCCTGCGGCGCAAGACGGCGCGGCGGATGCTCGAGGCGACGGCCTACCGGGCGGCCGACCAGACCCGTTTGCGGGGCGACTGGATACTGCCGGGCCTTTTCGACGAGACCAGCGTGGATCCCTACGAGCTGGACGTGATCCGGGCCCGTACGCGCGACCACAACCGCAACGACCCCGTGGCGGCCGGGGCCACCGACACGATGCGCCTTAACATCGTCGGTCAGGGCCTCAAGCCGCAGAGCCGCATCCGGGCCGACTACATCGGCATCTCCGAGGACACCGCGCGGCAGCTCCAGCGCCAGGCCGAGTCCGCCTGGCAGCGCTTCGGGCCGACGGCCTCATCCGACAACCGGCTCGACATGGACGAGCTGCAGTTCCTGGCCATCACCAAGATCATCGAGGACGGCGAGGTCATCGCCGTGCCGGCCTGGGCCAACGAGACGTGGCGCCCGTTCGGCCGGGTCATCGAGGTGCTCGAAAGCGAGCGCCTCGGCACGCCTTTCGGAAAATCACAGATCGAGAACATCCACCAGGGCATCGAGCTCGGCTCGCGCGGCCAGGTCGTGCGCTACTGGGTCAAGAAGACCGGCGCGAAGGGCCAGTCGGCCGACGACTACCGCTCGATCAGCGCCTTCGACGGGGACGGCCGCCCGATGGTGCTGCACATATTCCGCACGAACAGGCCGGGCCAGCTGCGCGGTATACCGCTTTTCGCGCCGGTGCTGACGTACTTCAAGGACCTCGCCTCGTACCTCGAGGCCGAGGTGGTGGCCGCGCGCGTGGCGGCCTGCCTCGCGGTCTTTATCACCAAAACAGACCCGATGGCCGCGGCCTACGGGATGCAGACATCGACCGAGTCCACCACCGGGGCCCGGATCACGGGGATCGAGCCGGGGATGGTGGGATACCTCGGCCAGGGCGAGGGGGTCAACGTCGTCGACCCGAAACGGCCGGGCGAGACCTTTCAGCCGTTCGTCGAGCAGATGCTGCGGATCATCGGGGCCTCGATCGGGCTGCCCTACGAGCTGATCGCAAAGGATTTCAGCAAAACGAACTACAGCAGCGCCCGCGCGGCCCTTCTCGAAGGCCGGCGTCAGTTTCTGAACTGGCGCGGGTGGTTCGCGCGCAAGTTCTGCCAGCCGATATGGGGCCTGGTGCTCGAGGAAGCCTACCTGAAAGGGGAGTTCGAGGCGCCGCACTTCTACGATTTCAAGGACGAATACTGCCGCTGCCAGTGGATCGGCGGCGCGTGGGGCTGGGTCGACCCGGTGAAAGAGGTCGAGGCCAGCCGCAAGGCGGTTGACTACGGCCTGTCGACCCTGGCAGAAGAGGCCGCCGGGCAGGGGCGCGACTGGGAAGAGGTGCTCGACCAGCGGGGACGCGAAATCGAGCGCGAAAAGGAGCTCGGCATCGGGCAGACGCCCGCGCCGGCGCCGCAACAAGGGCAAGGAGACCAAGAGGATGCCGAAACCGAACAAGAATGAGAGCAAGCAGGAATTCCTGAAGCGCTGCACGCTCGAGGTGGTTGGAGAGGGCCGCGACCGCGACCAGGCGTTCGCCATGTGCAACTCCTACTGGGATGACAGCAACAACCAGCGCAGCGTGCTGACCCTGTCCGCCCCGGTGGTCTTCAAGAAAACCGCCGGCGGCGAGAACGACGGCAAGCGCCAGTTCGCGGTCACCGGCTACACCGGGGCCGCCATCGACACCTGGTGGGGCCAGGTGGTCTTCTCGGTGCCCGGCATGAAGACCAAGGAGAAGATCCCGGTCCTGCGCGAGCACTTCCGCGACCGGGTGGTCGGGTTTGGCAAAGCCTGGAACGACGGGAATAACTTCTACGTCTCGGGAGACTTCTCCGCCGTCACCGCCGACGCCAAGGAAGTGCTGGAACTGGCCGAAGAGGGCTACCCGTGGCAGGCGTCGGTCGGGATCTGGCCGCGCAAGGTCAAGGTCCTCGACAGCGAAAAGGCCAAGGCAACGGTCAACGGCCGCGAGATCACGGGACCGGCCGAAATATGGGAAGAGAGCGACGTGGGTGAGGTGAGCTTCGTGTCGCTCGGAAGAGACGACAACACGGCGGCCGTATCCTTCTCGGAGTCCGAGGGGAAAGTGCCGGTAACGATAGAGCACGTAACACCTGAAACCGCGCCGGAGGCAACAACCGCGGCGCCATCCAACAAGGAGTCTGTCATGGATTTAAAAGAATTACAGGAAAAAAATACGGAATTGTACAGCGCGGTGTTTGAAAAAGGCCGCGCCGAAGGCGTCAAGGAAGAGCGCGGGCGCGTGATGGAAATCATGGCGGCCGACGGAGACGCCCTCGAGGCCAAGAAACTGATCGAAAACGGGACACCGGCCACCGAGTGCTACAGGCGGTTTTTCGAAGCCGAGAAGGAAAAAAGGCGTTTGGGCCTCGAAAACCTGAAGGCGCAGGCCCCGAAAGCGCAGGGGACCGAACCGCCCGAGGAAAAGACGGCCGACACCCGCAGCGCGGACGTGATCCTGTCCGAAAGGGCCCGGACCATCATGCGCGAACGGCAGATCGGCTACGAGGCGGCCTGCCGGCAGGCCCTGGCGGACGACCCGAACCTGAAAGCCAAATACCGGGCTCTCTATTCCGTTTAACGGCTTTTAAACTCGAACGGATAGGAGGGAACAGAAAATGACGATTCAATACAAGGGAACCGACATCACCCTGACGGCGGCCGAGAACCTGTCGAGCTACCAGTACCGGTTCGTCCACCAGGCCAGCGACACCACCGTCGACCTGCTCGACTCCACAGCCGAATTTCCGCTCGGAGTCCTGCAGAACGCGCCGGAGTCCGGCGAGCTGGCCGTGGTCAGGATCAGCGGCACGAGCAAGCTCGTCATGAACGCGGCCGTCACTGTCGGAACGCTTCTCAAGGCCGAGTACGTCGGCGCCGCCGACAACGGCAAGGGCGACAAGGCCGACACCGACAAGGACATCATGCGCGGCGTCTGCATCCGGGCGACCGGGGCCGAGGACGACGTCGGCGGCATCCTGCTGACGGTCGACAAGATCTCGATCGTGAGCTCGATCTCGGCCAGCCCGAGCGCCAGCCCGAGCGCCTCTATCAGCTCGAGCCCGTCCAGCAGCCCGAGCGCATCGGTCAGCAGTTCACCCAGTTAAAAAAGGCTAACGGCCAATGGCTAACGGCCAGCGGCTCAAGGACAAGGAGACATAAAAATGGCCATTCAACACTCAGGACTTGATATCGCCTTCACGGCGGCCGAGGACCTGTCGAGCCACCAGTACAGGTTCGTACACCAGGCAACCGACACAACCGTCGATTTGCTCGACAGCGGGAGCGAGTTCCCGGTCGGGATTCTTCAAAACGCGCCGGAGTCCGGCGAGATCGCCGTGGTGCGGCTGACGGGTACCAGCAAGCTCGCCATGAACGCGCTCGTCGCCGTCGGCGCGGTCGTCAAGGCCGAATACGTCGGCGCGACCGACAACGGCAAGGGCGATGCGGCCGACACGGACGGTGACATCATCCGCGGCGTCTGCATCCAGGCCAGTGGGGCCGAGGACGACCTCGGCGCCGTGCTGCTGTGCGTCAGCAAAGCCAGCATTTAATACCATAACAACACCTTCGACACAAAGGAGATAGACAGATGACTCCAACACCGAAATCAGCGCACGTCGACTCGGCCCTGTCCAATATCGCCATCGGCTACAACTCGCCGATGTTTATCGCCGACAGGGTCTTCCCGCACGTGACGGTACAGAAACAAAGCGACTATTTTTTTAAATTCCTCAAGGGCGACTGGTTCCGAATGGATGCAGCCGTCCGCGGCGCCGGCAGCGAAGCAGCCCAGAGC